CAGTAGGCACAAGCCCGGCCATATTCTTTAAAAACTTCTTCTCGAAGCTTTCGCCATTTACGGGAGTGGATAGAGCTCATGCCCAATTATGCTTTCGTAAGTGTTTGAGCATTAGGCAAGTATCACCGGAGTATCTGTGTTTTATATACCGAAGTCCCCAATCAATCTGCGAGTAAGGATCTAACGATCTAACCTTTATATTCTTTATCTGTGGTATCCCATAGACTTTTAGCTTACCTTCTCTATTGCCTATCGCTTTAGGATTCCAATTAGATTCGATAGTCCAAGCCTTCTCTAAACATATAAATTGTTTAAAGTCTATGACTCTAGAATGAGCATAAAGCTTATAGTTATTAATATCTTTTAACTCAACCGCGTAAGCGTTAGACGTTAAAGCACCGCTTAACAATAGAACCCCGGTAAGAGTAGCTCTCCGCGAGCTCCCCGCCTTAGCGGCTCTCGTCGAGAGAACGGATCGTAGTCCCCTAGTCAAATAGGCGTCAATCTTGAGCGTGTTCTTGGGCGTGTTTCCACACCTGTTAATCATTTGTGGATAACTCATTAGTCCACCTGTTTATCGTCGATTAATGCGATACCCATAACTCCACACTTGCAACACTCGACCACGCGAACATTAGGCGGCAGGTTATCGGTAACTATTCGGATTAGGTGATCTGTTTTAACCTTGCAGACGCGGCACATATTCTTTATTTTTCCCATTGATAACCCTTTACCATTGAGTCCATGGGACGCAAGTTTATTTGGCTAACCCACCACGAGTTAGATTGATCCGATTTGAATCTAGGCGTTTTAGCTACTGCAACCGGTATCCACCCGATAATCGAGTAATTAGGCGATTCTCCGACTACTAGGACGGCTAAATCGCTGTCCCGGTCGCTTGGCTTTACGATTAAGTGTCCGTCGCGCCAAGAGGTGTGTTTAACCTCTATTCGAGAGCCTACATCGGCCGAGTTTTTAAAAGTGTTAAGAGTCGGCTCGAAGTCGGCAATACCCAAGTAGCGAGCTACCACCATTTCGGCTCCGATAGCTTCGGCGTCCCGGGCTATTGATTTAGCTAGGTTTAGCTTTTGAATAGCCCCTTCCATGGGATTATCCATTTTGGCCGCTCTTGCGTAGGCAATAGCTAAAGCGTTAAATTCATCATTTACGCTAATAGTTTTATTTACCACGGAAACACCGATCACATTCATACATTAAATCAAGCCCGGCGGCTGAAATAACCCATAACTCATCTCTAGGCTTTATTGCCTGACATGAGTCGCATTGATCGCATTGGTCGAGTGGAATCATCTCTACATATCCCATGTATCTACCTCTTCATAAGTTTGTTGAAACCACCGGATAGCGTTAAATAGGTTTAATAAAGATATACACTTTTCAAGCTCATCGGCCGACATGTCCAAATCATCGATTTGGCCAGTGTGTATAGCTGATCTAATAAAGCTTTTAATAACTTCGTAAGATTCCTCGGTTTTAGGGCTAATCTTGCTAGTAGATACGAAATTAAATAGCCCGTTACCGTCCATTACTGAAAATTCTTCCATTAGTTCTCCCAAATCGCTTTACATTGGAAGTCCCGGTTTTTGCTAGGACATGTCCAACCCTTATAAGGTTTTCCGGTTTTAGGGCTTATACCCTCTTTACGGATCATGAATCCATGCTGACATTCTTTATCGCCGGGTTGGCCTGTAACTATTGCTTCGGCCAATTCCTCTAAAGCGTCTCCAACGTGTTTAACTTCCGTCGGAGTCCATACGTCATCGAGAGACTTAGGGTAAGGAACTTCGGCTAGCTTTTCGACTCGTTGCATATCTTCCAAGCTAGGCCGATTTTCGCTAGGCGATAGAAGTTTAATAGCTCTTGAAATAGAGCTTGTTACTGTATCTTCCACGAACCATTTTTTCATATTTTCCGGATAAAAGGCTACGTTTCCATAAGCGTAATCCACAACGATAGGTAACGGATCGTTATAATCGCGATAGATTTCGGTTTTTACGAATATGTAACCCTTAACAAGATCTACCTGCTCGATAACCGGATTTATGCGGCCGTTTTCGAATTCGACCCAAAACCTTTTAATCGTGCTATTAGCTGTTTCGTAGTTTTCTAGAAAATTAGCCATTATTAGACTTCCTAGCCTTTAAGGCAGGGTGTCGGCCTATATTACGGCCTATTTCATAGCCCTTAGATTTACCGTCTCTAAAGCCTTGAGAGTAGCCCCATACGCCCGTTAAGAAGGCGATTATTATCATGTAGATAGCTATCTGTATTTGTAGCGTCATGCTCATTTTTTGCTCCCGTCGGGAGTCGGTATTTCCGCTCCCTGCCTATATGGTGAGCGTTAAAAGCTACTTAGTCAATTATCCCGCTCATTCTTCGGCGTGTCACGAGCTATTTTTTTTTCTTTATCCTTAAGCCCGTTACTTGCCAAAACGCCCCCAAGCGACCCGGTTAGAAATATAGCCAAGGTTTTAAGTAGATCAATAAAAGCGGCGTCGTTGGGAGCTTGAGCGGCTACCGGTTGCGTTACGAAGATAAGCGCATAGGTAATCCCGAGAGTAACCACGAAGAAAACCACGGAAAGAGTTACACCGATAAAGAGAATAAGTCGCGCCTTAATATCTTCCGGGCTAAGTTTTTGACCCATTTTTAATCCCTCGGTTCCGGTTTAATTACATCACCTAATAAATCTTCGGAGCAGACTCCCGCTACTTGACACTCGGGTTTTTGACATTCCGCTTTATCCCAATTTTCGTATTCTTGGCATGGATATCGGGTGTAACCGTCGTAACGCTCGCAACCCGAAAGAGCTAGGATCATAAATAACCCTAGCCCAATCGTTTTTAGCTTGTTAATTATTTGGATCGCCCGAAAGCTTGATCCCCGGGATTTAACCAACGCAAGATAACCGGCAATAGCGCGGCCATTCCTGCACTAAGTAAAGCTTTAGGATCTGTAACCCCTGCTAGGTAGCAAGCAATAGAAGCGGCGGCGAATGAGCGAGCCCAAGAAGCGGCCATAGCTTTAGCGTTTTTCATTTTATTACCTTCTCTCCATGAGTAGCCCCGGGAGTTTCATAAAGCGGCCGAATTACCGCTTTTATGAAATCTTTAGATCTTGTTTTTTTATAAACACCTTCTCCGTTAGCTTGAGACTTTTCTCCGGTGTTACCTTCGATAGTTTTAATTGTATTAGTCATAAGGTCGTAATCCTGAATAGCTAAACCAATATGCTCGGATTTTCCGGATTTACTAAAGTCGAAGATAAGTAGATCCCCACGCTTGGCCTTTTCTACTTGAATTAGCCGCTTATGCTTTACGCCCCAAGCTAGGGTCGCGGCGCAAGAAGCGGTTATAGGTATAGCTTCCCGGATTCCGGCTTGAATAAACATCGCGCTTATAAAAGTATTACACCACGGTTGGTTATTAGCATGGCCGGCGACCGGAGCGAATTTGTTAAGGTTATTTTTGCCTTCAACATAACCCACTTCGGCCACCGCTAATTTAATTACTTGAGCTTTTGACATTAGGAAATTAATAAAGCCGCTTCATCGGCAGTTAATCCAAGACGTTGTAAAATAGCTTCTCTCTCCGCGATTTTTGCTTGGGATTGCGCCTCTTCTAGTGATTTTGCTTCTATTAAAGCATTGTGTTCAGCAAATTCTTCATCGTTCATCTCGCGATCAATGATTTCATTTGTTTCAACATTATGGATCCGCACTGATGGTCGTGTCGATTTAGTCATTATTTTACCCCGTAGATTAGGACTGTTCCTGCATTAAAATTTCCGCCATCGGCGAACAAAACTAAGCTAGTAATTGCCGAAGTCGTATCGATTCCGCCAAATGTGCCAGTTCCTACCCTTGCGCTTGAGCTGTTTTGATGATTTGAGACGGCAACGACTGGCTTGTAAGTTGTTGTGCTTGCGTAATTGTAAATTGTCAAAGCGCAAGAATTGTCAGTTGTTCCCAATTTAAGATTTGCATTACCGCCAAAAACTCTAATCGGCCCCGAAGTTGTTGTCGCTGAAGCACTTAATTGCGTCACCACTGTGGTCGAAATTGAATTAGAGTTATTTGGTCGAAATTCTGGGTAAGCATTTGTCGTGGTATTCATTCCAGTGACCAAAACATAAAGAGCGTTGTAAGTTTGGTTAATGCTTGAAATGGTAGTCGAAGCTCCTGAAAGCGTTGTCGTTGAAAGCAACGTCATGCCACCAGTCGTAGGAGTTGCCCAAGAATTTGTAGTCCCATTTGTCGTTAAATACTGTCCACTCGTTCCAGTAGCTAAACGCGCAAAAGTTCCGGATCCGGTAGCTTGTATTAAATCGCCGCTAGTAGTAAAGGCCGTAGCCATTGAGTTAGTAACGGTTACGGCTCCCGAAGTTCCACCGCCGCTAATACCTGTTCCAGCAGTTACGGCCGTAATATCTCCGACATCGTTAGTTATCCAAGTAAAAGCTAAATCGGTGTTTGAAGTTTTACTTAAAATCTGTCCAGTAGTGCCACCTTTTAAGTATTGGAAAGCCGTATCTACGGCCTGACCAAATACTTCAAAATCTGCCGGTAGATCTGTAACTAGATCGGTATTGGTCGGCATGACCCACCCGAAGTTAGTTGTTGGATTTGCCATTTTTTCTCCTTACGCGACTATTGTCGCATTTTCCCAAGTTAGTGTCGGAATAATTGTGCTCCATAACTCCACTACCGGAACGCTATTCCAGCGCATAGCTTGAAGGCTAAAGGATATTGGAGATACGAATAATTGAATGGAAAGCTCGTTATAGGCCGCTTGGAGTGTCCAACCTTCGACGAACCCTAAAAAGTCTCCGGAGTTCATATTTAACGGCAAGTTAGAGATATTGACGGGCATACCCATAAAAACGCTTATTAAAGAATCTCTATCGCTATCGTCTATTTGTGCATTGGTAAGATCGTAAGTAATCGAATCAAATACCGCTCTTGGATAGGCTCGAAGCTCTAAGTAGAAATCGGCTTGATCTTCGGCGTCTCCGGTGTTTTTTAAATAGGTGGTAAATACTTGCGCTAGTGATCCATAGAGTCCAATAGATTGTTCGTCTCTAGCTTCTACATGACTAGCCGCGCTATTTCCATATTGAATAGTTACATCGTTTCGAACGTCTCCGGCTCGGGTTCTAATTTTTAAACCGGCCGCTCTAGCTTCGGCCGCACTTAGATTTACATAGCCATTGGCCGAGAGATATTCGGTTCGGTGGGTCGAATCGGCGTATCCGATTAAGCCTTGGGCGTCCTCATATAAATAGCCAAGTCCGGATAAAGCAATTTGAGAAGCTAGAGAATAAGAGTCCACGGGATCTGCCCCTCGATTAATCATTTCATAATCACCGGGTCGATCTATCTCTCCTAAGCCGCTATTTTCGGCATTAACCCAAGTAACCGTCGGATCATAAGTTCCCCAAGTTAAAGCCGCCGGGACGTTTTGCCATTGACTAAATAGGGTTTCCCTTAGAATTTGATAAATCTGCTCTCCGTCATAATCTTGGTTTAAAGCTAAATTAAATAAAGTTTTAGGCAATTTCGAAAGAGCTCCTAGAGCGGTTATCTGATAGCTCTGCGAATACCCTACATTTCCGATTTGAGCGATACTTAACTCTAAATCAGTAATCGTGCCGCCGAAAATAGGGACGAAAGTATCCGTAGAATCTTTTAATTCAATCGATACGCTTTGACTTACATTAAAAGGTAAATCCGATTGGTCTAGATTTATTACGGTTAGATTCACGTAACCGGCGATTGGTTGCGTGTATATGTCGGTTCGGCCGGAAGTTATGGTTAAGTTGGAAAGAATGAGGTTTGTGTATTCAACCGAGTTTATTTTTAAACGCCATACGGGGGAGAAATTAGACATTAAAAATTCACCGCTCCTACGAGCCCCGAAGCTCCTAAAGTTCCCCTAGCTTGTGATTGGTTAAGAATATCTATAATTTGTCGCGAGGTTTGCTCTGAATTTAAAGCTCCATTTACGGTTACGTTATAGATATTTTGTAAGCCACCACCGCCGGCGTTTGACGGAATCGGTTTATTGACTAATTGTAATTCTCTAAAAATTTCTAAATTAGATTCGGGTAAAAAGGATTCCGCTTTCATACTTGCGGCTTGAGCGGCTATCAATAGCTTATCGGCCGCCGCTTTATTTCGATCTACGTCTTTTTGAAGTTTAGCGATATTGGATAGAGCTTTCTCGTTGGATTTATCCATGGCGGTTTTAGCGGTTGAAGTAATCGCAGGGACATTTGTTTGCCCGGGAGTAGCCCCGGAACTTGCGCCACTTGCGCCACTCGCGCCGCCTGTATTTACCGGAGTAGATCCATAAAGCCCCGCCGATAATTTGGTCGCGGCGCCTTCGCCTAATTTACTGACTAAAGCTACGTCCGCGCCGCCCCATAACCCGTTAGCAAAATTGTAAGCTTTAATAAGCGCATTTATTCCGTCAATAGCCAAATTAACGGTAGTTCTAATCCCGGCGGCTATTTTTTCAATTATTGGAGAAATAAAATCAAGCACTAAACCGATAGCTTGGCCGGCGGCTTGGATTGCAGTAACTAAAGTAACTTTAATAATTGGAACAACGTATTTAGAAATAAAAGCATATAGATCCTTAAATAAAGTTATAAGCGGTTCTAGTTTATCGGCGTTATCTGCAAAAGCGTCGCGCACCGTATCGAAAGCGCCTTTAAGAGCGTCAAAAATTGGAATAACGAAATCTTTTATAAATCCTTGTATATTTTCGAAAGCCGGTTGAACGGCCTTTCCTAACTTATCCGCTATATTTTGAATAGCCGGAATTAATTTATTCACGGTTAAAGTAACTAGGGGAGTAATAGCCGAAAGGATATAAGATCCGACGGTTTCTTTTCCTTCATCGAAAGCAATTTGTAAGCGACGAAGTTTTCCTTCGAACGTGTTAGCTTCCTGCTCGGCGAAACCTTTAAAGGTTCCACGAAGAGAAGTATAAACGGCGTCAAAATCTCCACTTTTAATAATAGTTTGATCTAAACCTAACCCAAGTCTCCCTAATGCGGCGGTGTTTCCGTCATAGGCTTTTCCTAAGCTATTAGAAATCGTTTCAAGCGGTTTACCTGTTGCGCTAGAAATATCTAACGCAAGATTTAATAATTTTTGGCTTTCTTCGACGTCTTTAGTAGATCGGGTCAATCTAGCGAAAGCCGGACGGATAACGTCATCTGTAACACCTTTAGCTAAAGAAGTAGTAGTAATCCAATCTTCAACCGCGCTAATTTGATCTCTCGTAGCTCCGGTAGTGTTTTCGATAGTTTTAGCTAGGGTTCTTTGAGCGGCTTCATCGGCGGCGGCATTTTTTACGGCGTCCACGGCGAATTTAGTAGCGGCCGCTCCGGCTACGAGAAAACCGGCGGCGGCTATCTTGCCAAATTTGGAAATCTTATCGCCAAAACCTTCGACCTCTTTATCGGCAGTTTTTAAGGATTTATTTAAATCCGATACGTCCCCAAGAATGGAGAGCTTTAAGGTTCTAGATCCCGTAGCCATTATGTCCATTCCTTAATAATCTGGTTGAAGCCGCTTTCCCATTGGTCGATTATGTAGGGTTGCTCTTCTCGCAACGTTGGATAAATAAAATAACCTTTAGATCCACGTCCGAAAGAACCCGACCAGACCGGGAATTGCTTATAAGTATTGGATCCAAATTCCGATCCACCCCATAACATTTGGGTAGTAGCCCCACCGCTAAATTTTTGCGACGCAAAACCGAAAGATAGTTCTCCAATTTTAGAAGATTTTACTACCTTAGATCCTTGAGTAATTCGCCCGGCTACCTTGCGAGATCTTAAAGATTCGGATTTACCTTGGATTTTTTTCTGCACGTGTTCGGCTAAATCTCCGGATTGTTTTTTAGCTTGAGCGATAGCTTCGGCGTCCATAGCTTTAAAAGCGCGAGTAATAGCCCGAAGATCGCCTTTATCGTAAGCGATAGCTTCACTTGCCATTTTGACTCTCCAAAATCTCTAGTGCCGTGTAAATCTGCTCCGACGTCTCCCATTCTTTAAACGGGATATGCGTAGCTAAAGCGAGTTCGACTATGAGCCTACTTAGACTTCCTCGCTTGTAACTTTTGGGTCTGCCTCTCCCACTTGAACGTCGGCTACTGTTTCCGTCCAAGCTTCAAGCGGCTTTACTGCCTTACCGCCGGCGTTACGTTTCATTGAGTTGTAAGCTAAGAATAAAAAATCGGAAATTCCCATTTTCTCGCTAGCTTGCGAAATCGTGTAACCCGTTTTCGCTTCCCACTTGACCCACTCCGGCGGTTGGACGATATAGGTTTCGCTAGATCCGTCCACGTGCTCGATTGTTATAGGTAGTTTCATGCTCCCGGCTCCCTTTGTTTATAGTGTTGGTGTAGTTACGCAAGTGAATGATAGCGAGACGGTTTGAGCGTCCGGAGCTGTTCCGCCTGCGCTTGGGAAAATTGGTTGGACATCGAAATTAAATACTGATCCGGAAGCGGCTGTGAAAACTACCGGTAGCGGTGTATTTGGCGCGGTGTCTGCCGCTGTCCATAATGCATTACATAATGAACCACCGGCAGGCCAATCGGCTAGCATTTCCACGGCAAAAGTTCCCTGCGAATCCGTGGTGAAATAAGCTTTTCCGTCTAGTGTTTGATATGTGTTAATTGTTGAATCGATTGTTAAAATTGCAGACGTTGCTTGAGCGTCATAAGTAGAACCGTCGATAGTGAAAGTTATATCGCGGCCGGTAATAATTGTTGTTGGCATTTTTTCTCCTCTAGTTTTCTTGGGTGTAATAAGTCGCGACCGATAGATCTGCGGTTAGGAAATTTCCCGTTCCTACGGTTGTTACTCCCGGACGTGTTACATCTCCGACCTCATAGCCGCTAGGCATGGCTCCGAGAATATCAATCATTAGCTTTTCTAAATTATCTAAAGCTCCCGAATTAGCGTTATAAGCCACGGCTCCGGTAATAATTAAATTTATTTTAACTCTTACAGTATCGTTTCCAATAATAGTAGATTCTAAATAGGGTGATCCCGGCATAATTGCACAAGCCGGAGCTATCAACGCTTCCGGAGCTACGGCATACACGGACGCACCGACACTAGCTAAAGCGGTGGCTAAAGGTTGGCGAACGTCGTTAGCGATTGTGGTCATTGTGCAAAAATCTCTACATCAATAAACGGATTAAGTAATGAAATAACGCGGTTTTGTAATGATCGGCCTAATACGAATGGGCTCGGATTAAAATCCACGTTATTAGTCATATTGCCGGGAGCTATTACGCTCTGAAAGATTTCGGTCGAGACTACTAAAATCGCGGTTTGAATCGGCGGCGTATTAGCATAAAGTTGAGCCGCACTAGATCCGGATAACACCGCGACACCTGCGGGAATAACCGGAATCACCGTAACGGAGTTAGCGGCTACTTTAACGGCCGCAAAAGTAAAGCCCGCGTTAATTGGCATTATGTCAAAAGGAAAAGCAAAACCGACCGGATTACTCGCAATTACGGTATAGGTAGCGTTTAAAGCTCCTAGTCCGGTAACTACTACCGATTGACCTTGAACGAAATAGTTTTGTCTTTGAGTAGTAAAATAAATTACGTTATCGTTAATTACATAATTTGTTATTGCCGCTTGGTAAGCCGTAAGCATTGGCAAAATAATCTCTTCCGCGCTTGCGATTATCTGATCTAAATAAGCGTCATCATAAAGAGAATCGGAAACGCCCAAAACGTCGCGTAACTGCGTCGCGGTAATAATAGGCATTTCCGATCCTTTCGTTCGACTCGAGCCCCCCGGGAGCGACGGGCTCGATGATTAGCGGGTATTTATCAGGTCTGGTTCCATACGGCACCGAAAGGAATTTTCGGAGCAATAGCCGCGTAGCCGTAGTAAAGAATGTCCACGGTTCCGTCGGATTGGATAGCTGTTCGCAGTTGGAAACGGCTTGATTCATACCATGTCCACGCGTCCGGATTGATTACAACCATTGAGAAATCGCCGGTTGAAGTCGTGCCGCCGGCGTTACCGATTGAACGGCTTACATAAAGATTTAAGCCCGGTGAAACTACGCCGCGAAGCGAATCGCCGCGAACATTTCCGGCCGCATTAGAAGGTTGTGCCGCATTGTATAGCGGAGCTCCATTGTCGTTATAACCCATGATATTTGTCCATTGTCCCGGGCTAACTACAAGGTTACGAGCGAAGCCAAGTGAAGCGGTGTAAGCCGCTCCGGCCGCTTGTGAAGTGTAAGCAAGGAATCCGGCGGCGGTGTTTGCATTTACTCCGGTTTGTTGTCCGGCTCCGAAAATAGTTCCGGTTGCGAATTCGTCGGTTACTTTTGCGTAAGCGAATTCTAGATTCTGTAAAAGAGCCGCGATGTATTCCGGACGGCTTCGGTCGATGAGCTCTACCGATGTAATAGCGCGACCCTTAAAGGATTGAACCGGAACGGATAGGAAAGTCGCGGTTAATTGTGAATCTGTAACGGCTGTATTTTCTGCAACGTTGGCCACGGTTGGTACGCCTGTTACTCGCGGCAATTCGAAGGTCATGCCCTCGTTAATTAAGCTTTCGCGAGATAGCGCGTCAATCATTCCGCGATCGGCATTAGCTAGCGCGTTAATTACTGTTGTGCTCTGTGGTGTTGGAACCATACCCGGAGCGGTTGAAGTTGTGTTATCGGCCGCTTTGATATAAATCTTTGAATCATCATCATTTAGAACGCTAGCGCGTAGGAAGTGCTCTAAGTAGCTCTTCTTATCAACGATTGGCGAACGTGGTGAGGTATATGCAACCGGCTTATGAGCCGAAGCGAGAACTTCGGTAGCTTCCACCGTTGGTTCGGCGGGAGCGTCTGTAACGGTGTTGTCTGACACTTTTTCTCCTTCTGTTGTTGTTGGTTTTTCTGTCTCCGAAGCTCCCGATTCGGAATCCTTTTCTTCACTTGCGGCCACGTCGCTAACGCGAGCAGATCTAACGGCCGGCTCTGTAACTAGCGCGACTCCGGTTAATTCTCCGGCTAGAACTTTCATAGTGCCGTCCTTTAACATTTCGTAATCGTCCACGGCTAGTTCTATTGAAAATCCGTCGCGTAATCCGGTCATGGCCTCTTCCAAGGCGTCTGATCCCGCGGTGGTTTTAATAATTTTGAAGCTAGCGTTTATTGCGCGTTCACCGTCCATTGTCATTGATAAAGTCTTTCCAATTCGACGGGTTGAATCGTGTTCAAGATTTAGAAAAACATTTTTCGGCTCGATTGATCCTTTAGCGAAAATTACTTTTCCGGTCGAAGCGTTCGCCGCTTCGTTGAACGCAACAATACGGCCGCTAATTGTGCGAGCTTCCGAATCTGCGGCAGTTATCATCATTGGCATTGTTAGTTTCATAGGATCATGTCCTCTTTCTGTTGTATTTCCTCGACGGATAAAGCACCAATACGATTTAACACTTCATAAACTTGCGCGCGTTCTATTGCGCTTCCTCTTAGATAAACGTCCAAATCGAAGCGCGCCACTTGTGAGCTTGGGCAAAAATCCGGCATGGAGAGTCGTTCCTCAATACTCGTCATAATTGGCACGAGCGAGAAATCGAGAAGGCTTTGCTTCGCCAACGTCGCGTTAGAGTAAGTCATACTTGAACCGGTAGGAGCGTCCGTGAAATAAGCCGGGATTCCAATCGCTCTACTAAGTTCCGTAGCTATGTAATTTCTTGCGGCATTTAATTGCAATTTTTCCGGGTCGAATCCCACCGCGTCTAAAGTAACGTCCGCATTTAAAAACGCGGTGGATCGATTTCGTCGAGCTTGACCCCAAGACTCGAGAAGCTTAGAAATACGATCCGACGGGAGAGAAGCACCGTTAGATTTTAAAACCATTGTCGGCATAGGCTCTCGCGCATACATCGCCGCCGCACGTTCGAGTTCCGCGCCGGTTCTTATTGTGGTTCCGGCTCGGTTAAGTAATCCTTCGTCATTTCCGTAGAAAACTACGACACTTCCGACACCTTCATTTGGAATTCTATTTCCGTCGATTGTGTAATAAAGAACTTCGGTTCCATTATCATTTAGAAAAGTTCCCATTCGAGTAGGAGCGATTCTTTCAATTCTTCGAACTCGGAACGTATCGGAATAAAGTTCCAAAATACGCCAGTAGGCGAAACCCGTTAGCAAAATATCTTCGGCCGTCCATACATAAGTCGCACTACCGGGAACGCGTGGATCGGGTGTATTTATTACGCGTGGTGGATCTATGCGAACTCCGGTAGAGCGATCTCTTAAGATAATCGGCATGGCCGCGATACTCGAGCAGATTATATTTCTAGCGCGAGCTATTGTTGGAACGCTCATCGCTTCTTCTCTAGAAGCCGTGTAGCTATAAGCATTTCGGACGCCGTAGAGTCCGTCCGAATTTGGATAAGGCGAAAGAGAAGCGGCCACGTCGCTAGTAGCCAACGGAGCGGCGTCGGCCGTTAGTTTAAAGCGATTGAATAAACCCATGGCCGGATTTTTTCAAACCTTTAGCACTAACCGACGATAATATCTACTTCCGTCTCTTGGCGTGTCGCGAAGTGTGTAACAAGAGCCGTAGCTACTGCCGCCGGGATAGCGGCTTGAGAAGCTCGACGTCCGAAGATCATTCCACCGTCTCCACGCGGAAGCTTTACGGTAGATAGCACTTGCACGTTTAGCGATTCTTGGTTTAAGTGTCGAAGTCTGCCCGAGTTAATGGCCGAAAGCATTTCATCGCAAGATTGAGGATAATCCGCGTCCATTTCATAAATTCGAATTCCTGCCGGTTGTAATCTTGCGGCTACCGCTCCACTAGTTCTACGGGAGTAAGCGACGTGCTCTATCGAATACTTGCGGCAATACTTGGCCGCTTCGTTAGCGATAGCTCTATCGTCTAATTGAAGATTATTCTCCCAAGTGTGGAGAAGCTTTACAATAAATCGCTCATCGCCCAATTTTTGAGCTCCAACCAAGGCCGCGTGTTTTCTATCCGGGCTAAGATCAATAGCTAGCCAAGTTAGCTTATCCGGATCTAAATCGCCTTCCGTTTCGGCGCAATTAGCCCAAGAATGAGAATCGACGGCCGATTGGATTGTCTGAACCCACCTAGATAAAACTTCCGTCATTACGACGTCTCTAGGATCGTTAAAGGTAGAAATTAAATTATCCGGGTGGATAGTGTGGCCTAAAGCGGGATTGGCGTAGGCGGCGTTTTCTAAGGTTATATCGTCGGTAGGAGAGCTCCATTCGAAATAAGCCGCGTCATCTATTGCGCCACCATTAGCGGCGATAGCTCTTTCCCGGAGCGAGTTAAGAATTGTTGAGTGTTGATCTCCGGCCGAGCTAAATCCCAAAACTTGCGGATTCTTGGCGGCAAGTAGGGTGTATCGAAGAGAAGCAAAAGATTCTAAATCGTGCATTTCCCGGAGTTCATCAAGATAAACCGTTTCCGGTTTTGATACACCGCGAGCCGAAGATCCACCGGCTTTAATCATAAAGCGATTACCGTTAAGCATTTGGATTTCTTCCGCGCCATGACTCCAATAAATCCGCTTAACTTGTTTAGCTAGAGAATCGTTAGCTTCTATCATTGAGACGATAGTCCGGAATTGCTCGAAGCTTGTAGCCAAGCGGTGAGCCGAAGCAATTTGTAAAGGTTCATCGAAGAGATACAACCCGGCCAAGATTCGGATCATCATCATTGTAGATTTTCCGGATTGGCGGCTAACCACCGTAGTAACTATCGGGTGAGCCCAACGGGAATCCGGCCTAACTTTTAAAGCATGCTCGAAGTAGAATTTCTGCCATGGCATTAGCTCGAGCTTCAATTCTTTAGCAAAATCGAAAACTTCCGCGCCTCTAGACGGTAAATCATTAAGCGGCGTTGAGATTCTAGGCGTCGCATGCCCAATAACCGGAGCTGATGACGGAATCAAAACCGACCTCGCCCGATCTAAATCGATAACGTCCGCATGATGACTATTTTCGTCCGACTTAGCCTTAGTCATGACTTACGCTTACGTTTTTAGGGGGATTTAGTTCAT